GTGCGCTGTGCCATGCCGACCAGATGTTGGTGCGCCGTGTCCGTGAGGTACAGATGGCGCTTGCGCTTCCGCTCGCCGTAGAGGAGATGGGGAGTGCCCAAACCGTGGGGTCGACTCACGCCACCCTAGGCCCGAACAGGGAATGCGTCAACCGAATCAGGTTGACCGAAATTGGAAGAAATGTGTGTGGTCACCCCCCTCGCTTTGCGGGAGTGCAGAGGCGCTGGCGGACGGAGTCGAGCTCGGGGTAGTCGTAGACCGCGCCGCTGACGCAGAGGTGGGCGTAGCCGTTTGAGCGGAAGATCGGCACCACCGGTGGCTCGCCGCCTTCGTAGGTGGCGCGTCGCAGGATCTCGGCGTACGGACGCAGGTACTCCAGCTGAGCTGCTTCGCAGCGAACGGGAAAAAAGCCGCTCTGCTCGTCCTGCTCACAGATGAGTGAGACATCGCGACTGTATCCAGTGTTACTGACTTTGATCGCGACTAATGAGGCGTATTCCCAGTTGATGGTTTCGTAGTGGGTGGGAAGGTGCGTCGCGATCTGCACTAAAGGCGGTGCAAGGGTGCCGCAATGTACCTGCACAAATGGTGGCAGGTTCAGCGGGCTGCTCTACCTGTAGTCATTTGTTGACATACCTCATGTGTCGATGGCCTGCAGCAGTGTTTCCTCGTTCTCGGGGCCGCCGAGAGCTGCTGTAAACGCTGTGATGGCGGGCAGTTCGCGCAGCAGCTCGTCCGGGTTCCACTGCGTGCGGTTCTGGATCACGGCGATGAGCTGGGACACCCGGTCGGGCTCGCGCACCGGGTAGTGGGCACGAATCAGGCTGTCCAGCTCCTCGATGATGTCGTGGCCTGAGGTGATCAGCAGGCGGCGGATCAGCTTCGCCCAGTTCGCCGACACGGTGTAGGAGTGGTCGTCCGTGAAGAAGCGCGTGCTGACGTCAACGTCCTTGGGCAGGCGGGCGCCGCAGAACACCTCCATCCACCAGCCGAGCTCGGGTGGGGCGCCGTCCTCGGTGATGACGTAGGGGTGGGAGTAGAAGTTGCTGCTACTCGAGCCGGGGAGCAGGCGCTGCTTCGTGGTGTAGAGGTGCAGGTGGAAGTTCAGCCGCTCGATCGCCATGAAGGTGCGAGGGCCGGGGCTGAGCAGCTTGCCGTGGCGCAGACCGCTGATCTGGGAGGAGTGCAGCCAGCCCTTGCCACCGGGGAGCTGCAGGCAGCCCGCGGCCAGCTGAACCATCACCGGGTGGGACCAGGCGTTGGTGTCCATCCACTTGGTGAATAGGAGGGAGAACACCCGGACCCCGTTCTCGAACTGGTCTCGGATCGTGGCGTCGGGGCCTAGACCGCAGTTGGGCTCAAGCGTTGCGGGATGCGTCACAGGACGGACCTTTTGTCGTGTCTGGCAGCGACTCAAACATAAAACAGGTAAATGCGTCCTTGACTTCACTTAAGGAAGACAACACACCTAGCACCCTTGTCCCACAACGGTTGTGGCCCTACCGTGACCAGGCCCGGTTGGGCCGGCGCACAAAAAAGGGGGCAGATCTGCCCCCTCATGCACCTATAACGCTGCAGAATTTACATGATTGCTTCATCGTCCGCAAGCCTTCCGCCCGACGATCTCGGGGGAAAGGCGATCGATCTGCTGCGTGGCGGCGTCTTCCCACGCTGGTGGCGCTTTGTGCCAGTGCACGGCAAGGACACCTACGTCGAGGGCTGGCAGAACAGGCCGCTCACGGCCGAGATGTGCATCGAGGCGTACAAGGCCAGGCAGTGCTACCGCGGCATTGGCGTGGTCACTGGCGAGCACTCGCAGGGGCTGATCGCCCTCGACATCGATGGGCCTACGGCCGATGCGCGCTACAAGGCGCTCGCCGGTGACGAGTACGAGCCCTACGGCGAGGAGCGCACCATGGCCTGGACCTCGGGGAGGCCGGGGCGCAGGCAGCTCATCTACCAAGTGCCGCGGCAGCTGATTCCGGAGCTGGACAGCGTCACCAGGCTCAAGCTCACCCTCGATGGCACCTGGCACCGGGGCTCCAAAGCCAAGGAGCAGGCCGCGGACCTGGAGCAGAAGGCTCTGGTCGAGGGCGACCCCGAGTACGAGGAGGTCGTGCTCCGCTTCAACAAGAGTCAGAGCGTGCTGCCGGGCTCGCCGCATCCGGATACCGGCGGGCGCTACCGCTTCCTCAACTACAACGAGGGCAAGGTCGAGCCGGCGCCGGGCTGGGTGCTCGATGCCCTGCGGCCGTTCCGCAAGCCGGTCCAGTGGCTGCCGGATTCGGTGCAGCAGGAGCTGGATGCCGAGCTCGGGGGGCAGACCGTGTTGCCGCCGCGGCAGATCCGCGGCTGGTTCTTCAAGGAGGAGGTGCAGGCCAAGCTGCGGCCTCGGCTGGCGGACCTTGTCTTCCGGCACGAGGCGTTTGAGCGCTACGGCTGGAAGGAGCGCGGTGGCGACAACCCGCAGATGATGTCCGGCTGCCCGTGGCACGGCGGCAAGAGCGGCACCAGCTTCCAGTTTTCCAAGCAGAGCGGCTGCTGGGACTGCAAGGCGTGCGAGGTCGGCGGTGACCTGCTCGACTTCATTCACAAGATCAAGGTCGACAACCTCTATGCCGGCAAGCCCACTGGGGCGGATCTGGAGAAGTACGTCGCCGACCTCGCGGGGGAGATCGGCTTCAACTACCCCGAAGACGCGCAGGCGCAGGTCACCAAGGAGGTGCCGCGGCTCGTCATGAACGCCAGGGACTTCCACGAGGCCCTGATCAAGATCCACGACGAGGAGATGAACCCCGCGCTGCGGGTGGCCCGGATGGCCGAGCTCGCGGCAGAGACGGGGCGGCGCCTGACCGGGTCGCAGTGCCTGGCGGCGATGGAGGAGTACCGGTACTACGAGGATTCGCGCCGGCAGAACGAGAAGAAGCACTGGTGGCAGGACGTGGAGCGCATGCAGTTCCTCGTGCCGAACCTGCTGATGAAGCCCACCCAGGTGATGCTTCACGCCGCCGGCGGCCTCGGGAAGACGTCGGCCTGCATGGGCCTGGCCACCGCCGTGGGGCGCGGCACTCCGATGCGGATCCGCGGCATTGAGCTGCCGGTCAAGCAGGGCCCGGTGCTCTGGATCCAGAACGATCAGAACCCGGCCAAGCTCCTGCAGGACTGCGAGGACAACGGCATCGATCCGGCCAGCGACAGCTGGTTCATCGTCAAGCGCGGCTTCCAGATCAACCACACCCACGAGTTCGCCGAGTGGATCCGGCAGTACAAGCCCGCTCTCGTGGTGGTGGATTCGATCGGCTCCTGCAGCACCAAGATGCAGTGCGAGGAGAAGGACAAGGGCTTTGCCAGCCCCTTCTATTACTACGCGGAGAAGAACGGGGATCCGAGCTCCGATGGGTTCCCGGCGACGTCGATCATCTGGATCCACCACGACAACGCCAATGGGGAGGCCAGGGGGACGCGCTACCTCGTGGCGGCGGTTGATGAGCAGTGGCACCTCAGGACGCTCTCGGAGGACGAGCGGGAGTCGCTGAGGGAGCGGCGGCGGAGTCCCGGCAACTGCCGGATGATCCAGATCAAGAAGTCACGCCTGGGGCGCCAGGGCGACCTGCTGGTGGTCGAGCGGGACCACGACTTCGCCTACTCGGTGTGGGACTACACGCCGACGGAGCGGCGCGAGGACCAGGGGCAGGGCGATCCGGAGCCGAACACCATGGCGCTGCGCATCGTCAAGGACCGGGTGCTGAAGGCTCGGGGTGAGGACGGCGATGGGAATGACCGGGTCACCGCCAAGGAGGTCTGGGAGCGGCTGGTTGGTGAGATGGGGGGTCAGGGCAGGCAGGCGCCCTCGGGCAAGACCGTGAAGCGGTGGTTGGACCGGTGGGTGACGAATGGCGTGCTGGTGGAGGGGCGGAAGATCAAGGTCGCAGGCTCGGACAAGCCGGTCCCTTCTTACACACTTCCACCCACCCCCTCGCGTGCGTTGCCCTCATTTGAGTGTCTTTTGTCCGTTCGTCCATCAGATCCCTTGCAGGAACAGGAAAAAGCAAAGGACAACGAATCCACCCCCGAGGACGTTGTCCTTTCCTCTGGGTCGGCGTCACCAAGCCCGGAAAGGAACGGACACCAACCAGAATGCGAACAGGATGTCCTTTGCAAATCGCCAGTCCCCGAGGGCGATCTAGGGGGGCAAAGGACAACGGACAACAAAACGCGGGGTAAGAAGGAGTCTCATGACCAACCAGGACCAGATCCAGCGGCTGCCGAGCTCGGAGAAGGCGTGCAGACGCCTGGCGACGTGGGAGCGGAAGTTCCGGGAGGCCAAGACTCCGGGCGGCCGGCACTGGGCGATGACCCAGATCTGGCGGTGCTCGACGGACAACCATCCGATCGTCCAGCTGTGGTTGAACCGCGACCCCCGGTTCAACGACATGACGTGGACGTTCCCGTCCTGACGGAGTGGCAGGAGACGCCGGAGGACTGGGCGCGCTTTGGTGACCAGTGGTGACCAGAACCGGAACGGCGCCTAGGCTGACCGGAGCAGGGCAAGGGGAGGGGTCAGCCGCCCCTTCCCCCTGCGTCACCACCGTTCGCCGCTGGTGGCCGCGTGGCTCCGATGCGAGGAGCCCGCTGGGGCAAGCCTACTGGCCACTCATTCGTGAGGGCAGTAGGTGCACCGTTCTCGGGAGATGTCCTTCAGCCCCTGCTCCATCAACTGGCAGATCAGCGCCTTCGCATTGAAGTGAGCCTTGATCAGTGCTGACGTCAGTTTTTTCAACTCAGCAATATCAGTGCAGTCTTCGAGCTGCCTGAGAGCTGATTCCTCCGCGAACTTCAGCGAGAGGCTGTCCATCCGCCTGTAGCAGTTACTTCACAATGCCATCGAAAATCACCGAGGACGCGATCGGAGCACTGCTGCATCCGGATTACGACGTCATCAAAGGTCCAGCCCAGGCTGGTCAACTGAAGCGGCGCATCGCTGAGATTGAAGCTGTTGCAATGCCCATTGGGGTTGACACTGAGACGACGGGGCTCGATCCGCGGGTCAATCAGGTCCGCCTGATCCAGGTGGCGACTACACAGTTTGCCCTGATTGTCGATCTTGATGGGTGGCGGCGGGCGGACTGCCGTGAGGTCCCATGGGAGGCCGACGGGCTGCGCCAACTCAAAGCGCTGCTCGAAGGGGGGTGCCGCAAAGTGCTGCAAAACGCGGCGTTTGACCTGAACTTTCTACGGGGGGAGGGGGTCGTCCTCGGGGGGCCGATCTTCGACACCATGGTCGCGGCGAAGATCATCAACAACGGCAGCGGGGCGCCCAACGACCTCGGTGAGATCGTCAGGCGCAATCTGAAGTGGGTCATGCCCAAGGAGCTTCAGAAGTCCGATTGGTCAGCGAGCGTGCTCACCACCGAGCAGTTCGTGTACTCGGCGCGGGATGCCATCTGCTTGCCTCACTTGGCGCCGGTGCTTCAGACGAAGCTGACGAACGACATCGTCCGGGGGGACTACACCTTGTGGGACCTGTTCCAGCTGGAGATGCGCGTGCTGCGGCCGATCGCGTTGATGCAGTGGCACGGGTTCGGGTTCGATCAGCCGGGGGCTGAGGAGCTGCGCGTCTCGCTCACCGCGGAGGCCGAGGCGCTGAAGACCTTGTTCCTCGAGCACCTGGACCAAGAGATCCGGAAGAACGCGCCGGATGATCCGAACTCGTGGCTGCCGCGAGATCCGGACGGCAGCATCAATACCAGGGAGAAGGACAGCGGCTATAAGCGGCTCGGCACAAAACTTTACAAGGGCTTCAATCCGAGGTCGGTCCAGCAAATGGCGCTGGGATTTAAGAAGGCGGGGATCTTGTTGCCCGTTGACGAGAAGGGTGCCCCGAGCTTGGACCAGAACCTGTTGGCGTTCCTGCGGAGTGATTACGAGCTGATCGACCAGTATTTGTCGTGGAAGACAGAGGTCACCAAAGTCTCGGATATTCACAAACTGCTCGAATCTATTGGGCCTGATGGCCGGATTCACTGCAGTTACAGGCAGATGGGTGCTCAGACGGGTCGTCTAAGTGCGGCGTCTCCAAACCTCCAACAAGTCAATAGTGGAGCAGATTTTCGGAGCAAGTTCGTCGCGGATACGGGCAATACTTTGATCGTTGCTGACTTCTCCCAGGTAGAGCTGCGTGTGGCAGCTGAGCTCTCGGGTGAGCAGCGGATGATTGATGCTTATTTGGCCGGACGTGACTTGCACATCGAGACCGCATCGTTGATTGCTAAAGTGAGTTTTGACGAGGTCACGAAGAAGCAAAGAAGTAGCGCTAAAGCTGCTAACTTTGGTCTGCTATTTGGGGCAGGTCCGGCTACTTTGCAGAAGCAGGCAATGACTCAGTACGGTATTGAGATGGACTTGCAGGAAGCCAAAGAGATTGTCGAAGGCTTTCGTGAGGCTTATCCCACTCTCTATAAGTGGCAGCAGGATCAAGGGACGCGGACGACGCCTGCAGTGCACACCGCTCTCGGGCGGAGGCGCATGCTGGTGGGGTTTAACGATAAGTACACCACGCGTATCAATACGCAAGTTCAGGGTACGGCTGGTGATATTGCTAAGATCGCTATCTCCAAACTGTGGGATTCGCTTGTAAAAGCACCTGCTGATGAAGCGCGCCTCATCGCTATGGTTCACGATGAAATCGTGCTCGAGGTCAAAGAAGGGCGCAAGGAGCACTGGGCGGCGCTGCTGAAGGCTTCGATGGAGTCAGCAGGCGCGGAGATCTGTAAGAAGGTGCCGATTTTGGCTGAGGTGTCATGGGGGCCTACCTGGGCTGATGCGAAATGACTGACAGAGGTTTCCCTTTGCCTCTATCTGTCCTAATCTGGGCGTTGTTTCCCCGCTTACCGATGCTGGTTGGCAAAGAGCTTCTCGATCTGGTCAAAGATCGGGAGAACATGACTCAGACAGAGCTCGCTCGTGAAGCTGGCTATGTGCGTCAGACCAAGACTGGCAAGGAGCAAATCCTGGTCAAGAACTTCTACAACGCACTGCTCAAGGCAAAAGGTGTCGCGATTGCTGTGGGCAAAGCTCCCGGCAAGATTGCGGCCTACCAGACCACGGTCCACCGCAGCGGCGTGATCCTGCTGGGTAAGACCTACTCGGCCAAGTTCAACCTGCAACCGGGTGACGAGCTCGACATCGTCATCGACGACGACGCCATCCGCCTGGTGCCCAAGCCGGTTCAGGCCACTGCGCCCTCGGCAGCCAAGGTCTGAGCTGAGTGACCGAGCTGGAGGCCCGAGCACGGTACTTGCAGAGGTTGATCAAGATCGCGGAACGGCTCCCCAACGGGTTGCTGCACCGACTGGTTGATGATGCCGCGTTCTTCCACGACTGGAACCTCCGCAAGCGCCGCGCTCGGGCTTCTGCGCGTCTGGCGCAGCACCGGGCGTGGGAGGGCAAGGCGGAGGAGCGCTACTGGCGGAGCGTGCGGCGGTGAGCGCGGGTGCTGTCATGCGAACGACGACATCTCCGAACTCGTCAGTGCTGGCCTCGTCGAGGACAGTGAGCAGCAAGTTCCACCAGACGAAGGTGTTGTCCGGCATGTCTTGCCAGTTCGGCAGCCACTCGGTGTGGAGCCTGTAGACCCAGTCCGCCAACGCTTGCTCGTTGTTCTTCACTTGCCCCACCTGTTCAAGAACTGGTCAACCGCTTTCACGCGGTGGAAGCGATACCGAGGGCGCTGTGCGGTGCCGATGTTGCGCAGGGCGTCGCTGCGAATCACGCCTTTCGACATTTGGTACGTCAGGGCCTTCGTGTCGCGCAGTCCAACAAGGCGGCAGAACTCCTTGGAGTCCACCCAGTCGTTCTCGGGGGTGGCGACTGTGGCGCGGATCAGCTTGTCCAGCGCGCGCTCGATGTCGTCCAGGCGATTGAGGATCTCCTCCATCTAGGTCTAACCAGATCTGAACAGACCCTAGCGCAACCTCAGAGGGTTAGGCCGTGCATGGCTTTCTGGATCCGGTCGGCCTCGATCCACCGCTGGTAGGTGGACTGGTGCACGACCAGGCTGTGGCCCATCAGCCGGGCGGCCAGGTCCGCGGCTACGCCCTTGCTCATCAGGCGCAACGCGTAGGCATGCCGCAGGTTGTACGGCTTGATCGTGACCTGATCTCGGGCGAGGGCGTCGGAGAACGCCTTGCTGAGGCCCTGGGCTGATTGCGTCGGGCGGCGAAGGCCGCGCAGGCCGAACTGCCGCACCCATGCGCTTGGGCATGCGGTCACGCGCCGACTGCCGGTCTTGGTGGCGTCGGCCACCTCGATCCAGTCGTCCTCGAGCCAGATCAGCCCGGCGCATTCGTGTGGGCGGAGGCCGTAGGTGGCGCACATGCCGAAGGTCCAGCGCCAGTGCGGCAGAGTGACTTGCTTGAGCGCGGCCTCGATTGCCTCGTCCGACGGGATGTCGCGCTCGGCGAGCTTGTCGACGCCGTAGCCGCGGGAGGCTTCTAGCAGGGCGCCGGTCTCCAGGCCCAGTGTCTTGGCCACCTGGGCCAGCAGGTTGCCCTGGTCGCGGCGGGCGGCGGAGCCCTCGGGCAGCTTGCGGATGCAGCGCAGCAGCACCGCTTCGGTGATTGCCCCTGAGAGCGGCAGCTTGCGGAGCGCCGGGGCCCATTTCTTCGACCAGGCGGCGGCACCGCGCTCGGGGGACTTGCGGTACTTGCTGGCGTGCAGGCGCTGAGCGGCGGCGTGAAAGTCCGACACGGTGATGACGGATGCGTCAGGAGCTTCCCATGCAGCCCACGTAAAGGTGCCGGTGCGCAACTGATGACCCAGCTCGATGGCTTTGCGTTCGGCTGCGGGGAGGGCGGAGAACTCGGCGGGCAGTCCGAGGGCTATGCGCTGCTGGCGTCGCTGCGACGGATCGTCACGCGTTGGCAGGGTGGCCCTGAGGTGCAGGGAGGCCCCGCGCAGCTCGACAACGCACTTCTGATGCCCGGCCTTCAGGCGGGCGTTCAGCTCTTGTAGGGCAGCGTCGAGGGCCAAGGTCTGGACTAAAACCTGGACTACTTTCTGCGTCAGCCTAGGTCTGTTTTGGTCAAGCCGGGCTGAATTAAGCGAGCCACCATGGGCCGAAAAGCGTTGCGCTGCAAAGAATCCGAGTGCTGGCCTGGAATCTTTCTTCTGGTGGCGTAGATGGAGTAGGCACTACCCCAAAGTGGTGCGCTACCAAGCTGCGCTACGCCCCGGACTGGGATCTCGGGGGGTGGTCTCCTGGGGTTGGCCTAAAAATGGCCTAGTAGGAGGCCCCCGTCGATGGCGGTATTTAAGCAGACGGCCTGCTAGGCCAACGTCGCTTGTCGGCTTCGTTGGCGGAACGACTGTCGTACCGCAGGTTGCGTCGACTGTTGTCGGCAGTCCCGGCGGGGCCGTGGCAGACATCGAGACCTGTCGGCCGTGGTCCGATCCAGGCTTCGGCTACCAGGGTGTGGACTAGCCGAGTTCTCACGCCACCAAGGGTGTTGCGCAAGTTCACCTTGAGGTATCCGTCGCGGTCGGGGGTGCCTTTCAGCAATTGGCCTCGGCATCGATTAAGGCGACCGGTCCCGTCTCGGTTCACCGCCGGGATGTAACGAGGAAGACTGCGCACGCGCCCGAGATCGCTGACCTCATACAGATGCTCCCAGCCCACGACGGGTCGCCACTGTTCAACAGTCACGCGTGACCCACGACATGAACAGCATCTAACCTTAACTCATACCGGTCAGGTTGCCAAATGGCCCGAGCCAAGTCGAAGACCTACCCCAACAACTGGGTCGGGGTGCAGGAGGCGGCCAAGGACGCCGGGGCGAAGTTCCCCGAGCTCGTGGCGGCTCAGTGGGCACTGGAGAGCGGCTTCGGCCAGCACACCAGCGGCCAGTACAACTACTTCGGCCTGAAGGGCAGTGGCACGACCTGCCGGACGACCGAGTACATCAACGGGGCGCGGGTGCACACCGAGGCGGAGTTCATGGACTTCGCCGACCTCGGGGAGTGCGTGCGCTACCTCGTGACCCGCTGGTACAAGGACTGGGACCAGTACGAGGGCGTCAACCGGGCGGCGACGCGGGAGGCGGGCGCTAAGGAGCTCGTCAAGCAGGGCTACGCCACCGACCCGCGCTACGCCGAGAAGCTGATCAAGCTCATGAATGAGCATCGCCCCGCGGCGGTGGATGCAGCGCCGGAGGTGGTCAAGGCCAAGCCGAAGGCGTTGCTCTTCGAGCTCGAGGCGACGCAGGACACGTGGCTGAAGAAGACGGCGAAGCCGGCCGCCGAGCTCGGGGAGAAGGAGAAGGTGGCGGTCGTCAAGGGCAAGACCTACGGGGTATGCGCCTATAACGAAAGCGTTCAAGACGCACACGCCAGGGTCGAGCTGGCCGCGGGCGCCGGTACGTGGTTTGTCTTCGAGCCGCACTGGCGGAAGGTGCAGGGCGGCGGAGAAGCAGTGCCGAGCTCGGTGGATTGGGAGGACTTCGATTGCCTGGTGACGCCACACCTGACGGTGGGCGAGGTGCTGCAGTGGGATCGGCGGCGGATCCCGGCAGCTGGCACTTCCCCTAGGACGTGGTTGGTCCAGACCGCGATGGAGTTTGAGAAGGTGCGGGTTGCCTGGGGTGGCCCGCTGGGTGTGACGAGCTTCTACAGGCCGGAGCCGATCAATACCCAGGTGGGTGGGGTGCCGGGCTCGAAGCACACCACCGGTGCGGCGTTCGATGTGTACCCCGTGGGGCGCAGCCTCGAGAGCTTCTACCAGTGGATCCGGGTGCGGTGGACCGGAGGGCTGGGGGATGGCCGCCCTCGGGGGTTCGTGCACCTGGACACCAGGGGTGGGGGTGGCTTTGTGCCGGGTGCTGGAGTGCGGCCCGCCGCGGAGTGGGTGTACTAGGTAGCGGAAAGTACTGACTTATGCAAGCGTGTATATGCTGTTAAAGGGTGTGTCCTCTAGCGGAAGTATGTCTGCGGTGGGTGCGAGATTTGTTTCAGAACCGGCGTCAATAAGGCTAATGTAAATATCTCTAAACAAAGTCTCGTCTAGGAGTAGTACTTCTGCTGTGGTTGGTGTGGGATCTGTGATTGCCGCACCACCATCGATCAAGCTGGGCTTTCCTCGGGATTGGCGCCACTGTTCATCTCTGATCCATTTGCCTGGGATCAGTGCGGAACGGTGTGAAGGTAGCGCCAGGGTCACAGACCAGCCTCCAGGGTCACTATCCGCAGGCTGTAAGCGGTGCCGCTATCTGGGGTGTAGGCACCTCGGGTCTCGAGTTCCGCGTAGAGCGCATTGCTGTCCGTTGCCATCTTGATCGCTGTTCCACAGAAGTCGGCTTGTGTGAACAGTGTGCTTCCGAGGTCCTGCGGTGTGGGTAGATCCACGTAGCCGGTGTAGGAGGCGCGATCGGGGCTTGTCAGGTCGAAGGAGGCGTTGTCCAGGATCGCCGTAGGATTCGCTGTGTAGAAATGCAAACGGAAGCCTGCCATTCCGCTTGGGACGCTGTTGTGGGCGATCAGCAGTTGAACAGACTGCACCAACACGATGCCACCGGTTGGACCCATGTAGGGCAGAGTAATTACTGCACTGCCGGCGTTGGCGGATGTGGTCGTATCGGCTGCGCCGATCACGTCACCTGCGGTGTAAGCCGTACTGTTGCTTGGGCGGGTAACAGTGATCGCAGAGCGATAAGCACTGCCGTGTACCGCGAATTCGTCGTAACGATCATCCCGGATTATTTGTTGAGGCATTGATCGTTACGCGGATGTGTGTGACCCCTGAGGCAGTTTACCGAGCTCGGGTCAACGCAGACTTCGGGCTGCGGCGCGGATTGGGTCATACAGACCGATAATCGCGGCCACCTGATTGGCAGTGGCCCGTTTGCCTGAGACATCAGCGATTGCGCTGGCAACGGTGCCGGCGACCTTGGCCGGAGAGGCGTTGTTGTACAGCATCAGCGGCACCTCGGCGTCCAGCCGCTTGTAGATCTCGGGCAGACCGCGGCGCAGGCCCTCGTCGAGGGCGGCCTTGAGCAGGGCTTTGGCCAGGGCGATGAGGAAGGATTTCATGAGTCTTCGGAAGAGGTAGGGCGTTGACGTCCTCGGGGGGCGGGGCGCTGGCCGGGCGAGTCTGTGATGTAGGCCCACAGCGTCGAGGTGGCGCCGCCGGCGACGGTGAATGCCTGAGTCCACTGATTGCCACACTGACCAGGGCGACGAAGCTCGCAACTGACGACGTTGGCACTGGCCATCAGCAGCATGTAGGCGTAGCAACCAACTATGAGCCGGAGAATGAGAGCAACGATGACGAGGTTGGTCACGGCCTCATCCTCGGTGGAAGCTGTTGTTGTGGGTAGTTGAGCGGCGCTGGTTGCGCCCGGTAGGCAAAGGCTCCTTTGATTTCGGACCAGATGACGGGGCTGAGCATGGCGGCGACTATGGCCAAGATGACGACTTGCGCCATGCGGGTTTCGAGCTTGCCTACGCGCCCCCCAAGGCTGCTGCGTTCTCGGCCATCGGCAATCGCAGCATCTAGCAGGGTTTTTAGTTGCCCCTCGAGCACGCCTATCGCTCTAAGGATCTCACCGTGACTGGGCTCGTTCATGAGGCAGAGAGCTTAGGCGGGGGGCCTTTTGCGACTCAGAACGGGCGGATTGAGGCGCGTTCGGTGAGAGTCACAGGCCACACGGCAGTTTAGCGTCGGGCTCGGGGCCGCGATCTTCTGCTCGTCAAGATCCCAGATACCGCTGGCGTTGCTGGTAGAGGGGATGCGGGGCTTGCCGCGAAGGCCGCCGTTGTAGCCGAGAAGTGCCATGACTGATAGGTTACGACAGTAAGTATCTAGGGCTTAAGATATAATCGCTTGTGGCGTATTGAGTCAATCCAGAGAAGGTTTTAATAGGGGAAAACTCCACCCCGTCATTGCTACCCGATATTGTTACTCCGGTAACATAACGACCTCCTCCAAAGTAGAATTGGGCATAACGCCATTGATCTACCTCAACAGTAGAACCGTGATCGTATTGGATGTAGTCGCCCGCTGTAGGATTAACGATCTGAACGGCACGACTCTCTCCAAAGTCACCGTCTGTCATCGCAACGGCATTCCATGTAGAGAAAGAAGAGCCGCTAAACGTCCAAGTTCCACCCGTAATAACGGTGTCGTTACGTTGTAGTCTCCATTCTGAGACCTCAAGAAAATTTGAGTTAGCTGTGATGTTGTCCCATCTCCAGTACCTGTATGAGAATGAGAGGTTTGACGATGGCCAGAGGAAATTCCTTTTTGCCTTTACCTGCTCATGCACAGACCAGACCCCTTCAGCACCTTGCTGGCTGTAGTTTCTATTGCCTCCGATGAGGCCACCGTTGTGTCCGAGCAGTGCCATGATTCAGGGCTCCGGTGATGCGGGGGTGGCGTTGTGGGAGTAGAGAGTCATGAAGATTTGGGTGAACAAAGTTAATAGATTTGCCCTGGTGCTAAAGCATAAAATTCGGTGAGAGCAATGTAACCGAATGTACTTGGATTTCCTATTCTTATGTATCTTGCGCTGAAATTCACGTTGAAAACATGTATGTTATTCGGTGGATCTAAGCTAGGCAGGAGACCGGTGTTAAATTGAAGAGTCCAAGTGGAGTCATCAACTGAAGAAAATACCGGTAGATTTTGTGTGTAGCTTTTGCCCCATCCAGAGATACTCGCGCCGTCTCCTATAATAACACTACCAATTAAATAGTCGCTACCCAAATCCATTTTTATAAATGGAGCCATGTCTCCTAATGCAGTTGCATTGCTATCTCCAACCTTATTTGTCATGTTAGCATTTGATGCCGAAACCGTTCCCTCATACACTGAACTTTGAGTGTAAGTGATTTGGTTGATTGGTATTACGACACCTGTTGTTGGCCAAATCCCCGCACCCTTTGCGAGCTTTTGTTCCTCAGGATCCCAGACCCCGCTGGCGCTTCCGGTACTCGGAACGCGCCGTGGGCCGATCAGTCCGCCATTCGTTCCGATACCAAGCATGATTCAGGGCTCCGGTGATGCAGGCGCAGGAGGCTGCGGCCAGGTGATGTCAAACGGGTTGGGCGCATCGGCCAGGTCGCGTAGCGCCTGGCGGTAGGTCGCCCAGGCTTCACGATCGGCGCCGAGGTCGTAGTCAACGATCTGCGTCCAGTCGCTGGCCTTGAGCAGCTGGATGCGCTGCTGGCGGATCCTGGCGTGCTGCGCCTGCAGCTCATCGAAGCTGTAGGGGCGCACGACGTACTCAAGCGCCTCGCCGTCCCAGTCCACCTTCTCGGTCCTGTAATCGCACTCGGGGCGCTCGTAGGGGCCGGTGTAGCCCGCACGCTCCAGCTCGTCGGGCATGAAGGTGGCGCGATCTGTGCGGGTGCTGCCGTCCGCAAAGCGGATGCGGTGCGGCAGGGGCGCTGGGGTGGTGGCGTGGAGAGAGTAGAGAGTGCTCATAGCTTGTTGTCGTAGGCGCTCAGTACGCGAGCATTGGGCAGGTTGGTCGCATACGCGGAACCATAGATACGAGCACTTGTGCTGGCATGTGGTACACAGAATGCACGCCCATCAGGTAGCAATACACCACCAGTAAACGCTGCAGCGCCTGGATAGCTACCTGCTGGCGTGGTCAGTGTGTCTGTAACTGGATCATAGATACGAGCACTTGTGCTGTTGTATGGTACACAAAATACACGCCCATCAGCCAATAGCACGCCACCAACAAACGCACTGGACCCTGGATAGCTACCTGCTGGCGTGGTCAGTGTGTCTGTAACTGGATCATAGATACGAGCACTTGTGCTGTCAAATGGTACACAGAATACACGACCATCAGGTAGCAATACTCCGCCGCTAAGCGCATTAGACCCTGGATATGTGCCCGCTGGTGTTGTCAGTGCATCTGTAACTGGGTCATAGATACGTGCACTTGTGCTGTTGTGTGGTACACAAAATACACGCCCATCAGGCAATAGCACGCCACCAGCAAACGCCGCAGACCCTGCGTATGTACCTGCTGGCGTGGTCAGTGTATCTGTAACTGGATTGTAGATACGAGCACTTGTGGCGTCATGTGGTACACAAAATACACGCCCATCAGGTAGCAATACACCACCATAAAAAGCCACAGACCCTGGATATGTGCCCGCTGGTGTTGTCAGTGCATCTGTAACTGGGTCATAGATACGTGCACTTGTGCTGTTAAATGGCACGCAAAATACACGCCCATCAGGTAGCAATACTCCGGCAAAAAACGCCGCAGACCCTGCGTATGTACCTGCTGGCGTGGTCAGTGTGTCTGTAACTGGATCATAGATACGGGCACTTGTGCTGTTGACTGGCACGCAAAATACACGCCCATCAGGCAATAGCACGCCACCAACAAACGCACCAGACCCTGCGTATGTACCTGCTGGCGTTGTCAGTGTATCTGATACAACGCCGTAGTTGAACTTCCGATAGCTA